TATGTTTGTTCCTGTGTATAGACCATGATTGCAGTATCTCCACGCAGTCTTTATTCCTTCGGCTCGTTCCAATAACTTGTGCCAATAGTCCCCATAGAATTCACGCCATTGATCCAATGTCCTAAGACTTTCCTCTGCATATATACTTCCTACACGTTGCTTGTTTAGCTTCATGTAGTTCTTACCCCTGTTCATGGTGTCGTACTCTGTATTATATGGTAGACCTGTTTCCCTTGTGTACTTCCAAACATCGTGAGCGTTCCAATCGTATATTGGATATGCTATGCTGTCTACACCACTAAGATAGCACTCGTTTTTCTTGCGTGTCATGATCGTATAACGTGCCATTGATTCTTCTGCTCGTATTCCTACCAATGATATAGCAGTAATGCCTTTCTTAATGTAGTTATCTCTGTGCAAGTCTACCATTTCACCAAAGTCTAGTTTATTCTTTACAGCGTTGGCTCTAAAAGGAAGCCCGTCAGGATGTTCGTAATTAGGATCTGTTTGAAATACATGACCTTCTAGTTCTGTTATTGCATAGTCAGGCTTTTGACGTACCCATAATTGCTCTTCGTCAGGATGCCATGGATACCACAAAGGTGCATACATGCTTCCTGCATTCCTAAGACTAAACGGGACAGCATACCAATGTAGATCTACTTCAGGCATAGCGTGTATCTCTTCTAGCAGTTTAATAGTCCCAAGCCCTTCTGCTTCATGATCTATGTAGGTACACTCTACAGGTAGCCTTCCTATTTCTCGTGCGACCTCAATCGTTATATAGAGCATGGCTGTTGAATCTTTACCGCCTGAAAAGTTTACGATCACTTTGTCGTAGCTATCATATAGGTATTTGATGCGCTTCTTAGCACCTTCTACGCATGTGTAGTCTTGATAGTCTTTTTTTAAGATTGTACTCGCCATTCTTTGCTGCAATAATAGTCGGTTGATATGTATTTGTGATGGATCAAAGGTAGCTGCTTTTGATATCCTATAAACTTGTAGCTATACTTGGTGTATTCTATAGCTAGAAAAGCACCTTTAATCTTTGCTACGTTGTTTTTGATCATAGGAATTAAGGCTTCGCTGTCTAGGTTTGTTCTTGGTTTGTAGCCTAAACTATACATGATCATTTTGTGTTCTTTTATGTTGCCGTTATGCACTACAGCCACGCCATCACCTAAGACAGGTTGACTATTCATGATCTGCATGTCACCGCTAGTCACTAACCTGCTATGACCTATGCCTACAACACATCTAGATGCAAGGTTTACAAGCAAGTCTACGTCCACCCGTCCATGACTTACATGATATATGTGTTCGTCTTTAGCTGTTATTCCAAAGAAGCCATACCCATGACCACCGCGCTCGTCTGCTCGTGTAATTATTCCTTTGAGTTGGTACTCGTCAGGCTTTCCCTCAAATCCCCATATTCCGCACATATTCTTCGGCACTTGGTATTAGAGTTGCTGCTTCTTTTACGACATTAGGATCTATGCTGTAGACTTCCTGCCAACCTTTTTCTATGCTTCCTGTCCATTGACGGGCTGCCCAACATCCACTACCTACTACCCAACCATTGATCCAATTATAGAAAGGTGCTACAGGCAGGTTGTAGTAATGCATGACTCCTAGAGTTTCCTCATGTGACCAATCATAGATAGGGCTGTATCTTACAACCTGTGTTCCTTTGTTTTTGTAGATGCCATTCTTACCGCAGTAGTTGCTGTCTTTATTCCTGCGTCCTGTGATCAATACGTCTAGATTTTTGTCCTTCCAAAAGTTGTTCTGTGCCTTGTGTTGGATATTGATAAACCATTGCTTGGCTATATTGCTGTCTTTAGGAAAAAGCATGTGCAGGTTTTCACTAAGCCATTTGAGCGTGTGTCCGCTGTTATATACTTTTAGATCGTGTGGCATGTTGTTAGTCACATACTGCATAAACTCAGGATATTCTAGATCATGCGTCATACCAATACAGCTAGGAAATTCCTTACCCAACCTTCGCAGCATAAAGTCTACCACAACGCTATCCTTACCGCCACTCCATGCACTTCCATATCGCACTTGACCTCCAAGCACCTCTTGCATTTTCCATAGCGTCTTATCAATTCGGTTGTCTACCTCCCATTTTGATATGATTGTCTCTATGTTGTTCCATGTGTGCAGGAATCTCTTGTTGTCCTCGCGCTGCTTTCTACCTAACATTACTTCGTGCGTATTTCTTCAATTTGATTTGCACTCACCCCATCTACTATAGTCCTGTTGATCATAGGGTGGTCAATGTCTGTAGCCCCAAAGTCACTATCAGGGTGAAAGGCTATGACGTCCATTGACTCGTCAAAGGTTTGGAAGCAATGTGTACCTGTAGGATACATTTCACCATCTAAGCCTGTATCGTATGACGTGCCGTCCCATTCTTTAATTACGAATATCATACCCTCTGTGAGTGGCAAGTCACCAAAAGGTGTGATGCACTTCCCGTTTCCTTTGGCTACTATTCCTATCCTGTGGCTAGGGTGTGTGTGAGGCGTTTGTTTAATCTTGCTAGGAAAGTGAAGGTGGTTTAAACAAGGATCTCCCATCTTGACAGGTGGTATCAATAGACTATCTGTGCAGCCGTCTATATACTTGAGCCTTCCTTCGGCTTCTATAGGACCACCAATCATGTGCTGTGCCATGAATTTTGTCTGTGGATATATACCTCTTTCATGAAACACCTCTATGACTATGCACTTTCCATTGATCTGCCCAAACTTCCATTTGCCTGTGATCGTTGCGTATTGATGTTGATGAACATGACATAGCCATCTAAATCCAAGCCTATCTAAAAGAGTCAAACCTTCATAGCAATAAATGTAATATGAGGCACTTTCTCTTGGCGTGTGCATTCCTTGCCCGTCTATGACATTATAATACCTTAGAGGGTATTCTTTGTGGCTTCCTTGGTCAAATATCAACCCTGCCTCTGCTCTGTCAAATGATATAAAACTGCTGTTCTCTCTCATGACTTGTATTGTTTCACTACGATCATAAGTGCTTCGGCTAAAGTGACGTCATGTTCTTTGCGTACTGCTGCAAGTGTTTCCACAAGAAACTGCTTGTCCTCTTCTAGCATGACTATTTCATAGCGCACATATCCATCGTCTGTTATCTTTGGCTTTTCAATACTAGGCAAATCGTCTAGAGGCTCTGTTTCATCTTCCATATCTAAGAAACTTGTAGGCGTTCCAAAGTTGTAAGGCTCAAAGCCCCAAGCCACTAGATCATCTTGCTTCCAATTATCTGCTAGCATGTCCCAATCCCATTCACCAAAGTTTTGATTATCCTTTATTATGAGTTGATTCTTTTGCTCTTGACTAAGGTCTTTGGCTACAATTACAGGCACTTTCTTTAGACCTGCCTCCATACACGCTCGGTATCTCATGTTACCTGCTAAGATTACATTCTCATCATCAACTATAATAGGTCTGTATTCTAGCATTTCGGGAAATTCCTTGACGCTGTTTACTAGCTTCTTAAAGGCATGCTCCTTGATCAAACGTGGATTTTCTTCGTTTGGTACAAGTGTTTTAATGTCTACTTTTTTCATTTCGTTTTTTCATTTGGCGCACATGCACCTGTTTTAGATATGGTTTATGCTCTACAACATCACCTAGTTGATCGTGGTGGTGACGGCATAGTGCCATCAAGTTTTCTATAACGTCTGCATTTGGATTACCTCCCATGCCTCTACGCTCTATGTGGTGTATGTCTACAGCCTTGCTTCCGCAGATCTCGCAGGGTATGAAATCGGAGATGTCATATTGCATCTCCGTTAAGTATATCCGCGTGTGCTTCTTCATAACACTTCATTAGGTCTTGCTTCTAGTTGCTGTAAGTCCTCTAGAAACTCCTGTATTTCTAATAAGATTGTAACATGCTCTTCCAAGTCAGGTATAATGTCTATGCACCAACCTATCTTGCAGTACAGGATCTCTGTGAGTTTCCAATCTACATCAAAGTTCTCGCTAAAGTTGTGATTCGGCAGGTGCTTATCACATAGTTCTTGAAATGTCATAATACGTCCCCTTCTATCTTATTCTTAAAATGCGATATTAACCTTTCCATTTGGTATTCATAATACCTCGTGAAATCATTAAAACTTTGTGGATCTGTTTCATAGACTCTGTACAAGACATTTCTTAACCTTTGGCTAGGTGTCTTGCCATTGTATTCTGTAGCGTCTGCTTGTATCTTATCAAGCAGGTCTTTTTCGGCACTATTAAATAGTTCCTCTTTTATCATGACATACGCTGCAGATTGGTGCAGGCTGAACAACCTCCCTGCTTCCGCAGGTGTCAATTCTTGTGTTCCTAGAGTAATCTTTAAAGTCCTGTCGGCTCTTGTTCCAATTCCCTCGACTATTACGGGTAAAAATATAGGCTCATTCATTTGCTTTGATCTACTAAGTATGCTTTGTAAAGTTCGTCTATTTCATGCACTAGTCTAGCCCATTCACTAGGCGCACAGGTGCAAGGCATTTCAGCCTTCTTTTTAAATACCTCTGCGTGAAATTGACTGACCTCTTTTCTTTGTTTGTGGGTTAGACGCATAGGATCAACATTTATGGTTTCCCATCGTAGGGCTTGATCTCTAGTCATGCACTCTATATTCTTGTATCTAAACCTCTCGTTTAACCAATTTTTACGGCTCTCACAGCCACAATCCACTCCTAAGGCTTCGGATACCTTCTCTACCACTTTTTTAACTCCTGTGGCTTCTGTTACCTTTTCAATCGTATCGCCTAGTCCTTGACTTTTTGGACGGCTTACACGCTTTCTTTTCGGTTTTCCCGTAGATTTTTTCGACTTCTTCTCCATGTTTTTCTCGAATTATTTGTTTGACGTTCTGTATAGTATTGTTGATGCTTGTTCTAGATATGCCTGTCTTGGCTGCAAGTTGACGAATACTCTTACCGCTTCGTATATAAAACAAGAATAGTTCACGATCATACCAATGTAGTTCTTGAAGTGTGTCGTATATGCTCTGTAGTAAGTGGTGAAATTCATGCTCGTCTGTATTGCTTTCTTCTTCTTCCTTGTCATGCAGGTTCACTATGAGTGTCTGCTCTTTTTGCTTGCGTCTTAGGGACGTGTGGGCATTGTTTATCATTGCAAAGATATAAATGCTGTTCACATCGCCTGCGTCATTGGTTATGCTGCAAAGGTCACCTTCCGTAGACGCTTTTAAACACAATTTCAAATACATATCCTGCACAATATCTTGAGCCTCGTCTTGGCTTGCTCCACAATAAACGGCTATTTTGATCCATTCGTTATGTCTAGAATATATGTACTCAATGGATACACACATTTCGGTTTAGTGTTTTTCAAAAATACTAAAATTTATCTAATTGACAAATGATATCCAAGCGTTCTGTGAACGATTTATCACTATTTAGTATTTCTGCTATCACTTTGTTAGGGTGATGTATGACATTCTTGTACCTGTTTTGTGCATCTATGCACTCTGTACACAACCTGTAGCACATAGGGTGTGGACATCTTTCTTCTAGCGGTTTCTCCATAGCCAATAATTTGGACATTCATATAAGTCAGCAGTTGCAATAACCATCATAAGATCCTGTCTACCTTGCCTTTGGTACAACCTATAGAGCAGGTCTTTATAGGGTGGCATCTTAGACGCTGTTATTGTAGACTTGTCTTTTTGATTCTTGTATTTGTTTCTCACAAAGTTTAGCAGCCACCTCTTAGGGACTATATGGTAGAACATACCCATGTCAAATGCAATCATGTCTGCTAGACTAGATTCACTACACCAACCTGCATTTCCTTGAACATTCTTAACCTCTATGATAGCATATCCCATTTCATGCGACCTCTTAAAGCCTTTTACGTCTACCTTTATGTTACCCCCAATAATGAAATCAACGTGCTTAAATTGCTGCTGACGGCTTGCAGGGACGCAATCAATACCCATAAAGGCACACATAGCTATAAAAGTAGCTTCACCTTGCTTTCCTGTTTCTAAACTATGCGCTATATGATCTGCGCTGCTCAATGACCTTGCTTTATTTGTTATCATCTATCCATTGTTTTATCATGATCGCAAATTGGTCTATGCTGCGTACTATCACATAACAATATCCCATTGCTTTGACTGCTTGTTCAAATTGTTTTTGTTTAGGCGTTTGTCTGCCTTTAGGAGTTTTCATTTCAATACACAATCCATGATATCCATTAGCAGGGATCATGAGTATCAAATCGGACACACCTGCGACTACACCTTCAAGTTTCATGTTCCTTGCTGTAGTGGCTGTCCTGTACCCTCCATTGGGTACATGAAATAAGAGCATCTTGTATCTAGGGTATTGCAGGCGGAAGTATTTTATACAAGCCTTCTGCAATTTGCTTTCTTCGTTTCTCATTAGAA